TGGATGTGACTGTTAAAGTCGTAGATCCAAGTACAGACGCTGATAAGAACGAACCTAAGGCTAAAGACCAAACAGTTAACATTGGGGAAACACCTAAGGCAGAAGATTCAATTGAAAACTTGAAAGATTTACCAGATGGAACTAAAGTAGAGTTTGAAACACCAATTGATACCACAACAGCAGGTGACAAGCCAGGTAAAGTTGTCGTGACTTACCCAGATGGTTCAACAGATACTGTGGATGTGATTGTTAAAGTCGTAGATCCAAGTACAGACGCTGATAAGAACGAACCTAAGGCTAAAGACCAAACACAAGCTTTATCAAGTATCGCAAATAATAAAGATAGAGGAAATAAATTGCCTACAACAGGTGAGGATGAGAACCCATTCTTTAACATTGCTGCTTTGACAATTATAGCTTCAGTTGGTTTACTATCTATTTTAAAGAAAAAAGAGGATTAATCTTTTGACCTAAAATGTCACTAAACTTTTCACCATTTATTGGTGTGAATACTTTAATTAAGTTATACCTCTCTCTCCAACAAAATTAATTAAAGTGTTTCAATTTTTCGAGATTAATTCTTGAAAAAGCCTATCGAGATTATTAATTCCGATAGGTTTTTGATTTTGTATGCTAAATAATAAAGTGTAAATATTGTTAAAATATTCAATAGACGTTGAATCAATGTCACGTATAATGGTACTTAGAAAGTTAATTTTAAAGATAATTAATAGAGGTTTAAAGTGTTCTTGAGTCCTTGATAATAATTAAAGAGTGGCACGAAGAAACTTGTAAGTATTGTCATAGCTATCCCGAATTATTAATGCAAGAGAAAAATACCAGCCAATTTATTTATAAAACCTTGCTGTCGTATGATTACCAAGTTCTACGAATCGGAAGATTTTTCATATATTCCTAGAGCATCGGGCATCCCGTATCTTTATTGGGGATTCTGAGGTTTCAAGAAAAAACAAGAGATTTATTCTAACCATAATTCTAAGTTTGCACCAGCTATTCAACCGACCTTAACAACTGGTACTGAAGCTGCAGTTGTGGCTATTTTACGGTATCTTGGCAAATAGAGAATAATTACATATTAAGTAAAAGCAAGGTATACTAAAATCTCCAAAGTCTGAATTGGCTTTGACAGTCTTTTGGATAAGTAAGTACTCGATAACAAGATATATATTCTTTCCTCTATTTCTCCATCATATTATAAGTAATAACATAAATAGAGCTTGCTCTAATGATCAAACAATCATTAAAAGCGTTTACAAAAAATGGTATAATACTCTTACTACATTCAAGTGAGGATCAGTCATGTTCGATAAATATATTTTTGATACCTACTATGAGCAAATAGTCAAAACTGTTAAAGGATTTATTTTTAATAATAAAGATAATACTGATTTGTCTACATACATGGTGCCAGAACCGAATGGTTTTATTGAGTTTGATAATTTTGAGTTATATAAGATAAACTATGAAATTATTAATAATTGCGAATTAAATCTTGAAATCATTGTGATTGCTGATGTAATTGTTCGGCAGTATATCAAAGGTGAGATGGAGGTTGATACTAAAACTAAGTTTGTGTCTGTATATGCTGAAGTCGAACTTGATGCTGGTATCAAAAACTTTCGAATTTACAATACAGAATTTAAATCAGATCAGTACAAAAAGTCCCGAAACTTAAAATTGAGTAAAGACTGGGTTCCATATATAAGGAAGAAGGACTTTGATGATATTGCTGAAAAATTCTTAAGGAAGTACTATCCTCAAGCCCTGACTCAACCAACCCCTGTTCCAGTTGAGACAATAGTTTCTGAAATGGGACTGTCTATCCATCAAGAGAAACTAACTATAGATAATTCAGTTTTCGGGAAAATGGTTTTTAAAGATACTGATGTTGAGGTCATAGAGGATGAGAAGTTAGTATCTAAGCATTTTAACAAAGGGAGTATCCTTGTAGATAAGGATGTTGTTTTCAAACGGAATGTAGGTTCGTATAACAATACGGTCATCCATGAATGTGTTCACTGGGAACTCCATAAAGTATTTCACGAAGTCAAGATGGTACTTGATAAGGACCACTCACAAGTTAGTAGCTGGACAGAAGAAAATTTAGCTGATTCTAGTATGTGGACGTCGCTTGACTGGATGGAGTGGCAAGCTAATGGAATTGCTCCCCGAATTCTTATGCCCAAAGTCCAAACTAGAATAAAGATTAGGGAGCTATTTCAAACTTTGACATTGGTTAATCCTGATATAAGTCGTTCTGAATTAGTGCAAGAAGTGGTAGACAACTTAGCTACTTTCTTTGAGGTATCTAGGCAGGCTGCTAAAATTAGAATGATTGATTTAGGATTTAAGGAAGCAAATGGTGTATATAATTATCTTGATGATAGATATATGCATAACTTTGCTTTTGAACTTGAAGCATTTGATAAAGGAAGTAGTTATACTATTACTTCAAATGACTTGTGTTTTGAGTATTGTTTTAACGAGAGTTTTAGACAGATTATTGATAGAAATAAGTTTATTTACGTTGATAACCATCTTTGTTTAAAGGATAAGAAATTTATTTATATGACAAAAGATGGGCCAATTATGACTGACTATGCTTACGAGCACATGGATGAATGTTGTCTAATCTTTAAAGTAAAGTCTAAAAATTTCACCTCGATTTCTAATGAGACATACTATGATTATGTACTGAATAGAGGCGTAACAAAGGAAAGTGAGATTAAGGCTGACTTTGTAGATATTCTCCAGAATCCAAGTTTGATGGATCAGCTCCCTCCACTGGATATGATGAAACTCGGGAAAAAAATCTCTGAATTATTGAAAGAACTACCTTTTGAATTTTCTGGGACATTACGTAGTCATAGAAAGCGAAAAAATTGCACACAACCATTTTTGGCTAAGCTAGTCGGAATTACAGAACGAACGTTGAGAGATTATGAAACACTAGAAGATAATTTACCAAGGCTTGAGTTAACATTGTCATTTTGTTTTGCTTTAAAATTAAGACCTGAACTTAGTGACGATATGATAAAGAAAGCAGGTCATCAACTTACAATTTCTCCACCACACCAAGTATATAAAATGTTGCTATCAACAAGTTACTATAAACCCTTGGGTGAAATAAATTCAATATTACAAGCTGCAGAAATGAAAACCTTATAAACCATCACAAATTTGTGATGGTTTATTTTTTTGGTTTCAAAAAGCGGAAACTCAGCTTCCGGTTTTGAGATTGAATTAGTATGATTTTACTACATAAAAATTCCAAAAATCTGTTGCCAAGGGCGTTTTAAGGCGGAAGTTTGGACTACCTGTTTTTGATAGAAGTAAAACTATATACTGAGAGAGTAAAGATTAATCCTACAAGTTATCGTCTCTTTAAAAATACTTTGTAATGGGGAATATTTCTACATTATTGGCTTTAACTGTGTTTTTAGGGAAAGCAGCTCAACTTATAAAGCCAGTTGACCATGATTAAGCAAAGGAATTGCTGATGTGGTCAAATACACAACTGAATATTGGTTTGTCATACTCTTTTTCTTTGCTTGCCAAAGAAACGGAGTCAAAAGCATGCCAATCAATGTCAACTTTTTCAACTACTGTCAAACTCAATCTTCATCAACTGGTGTGGAGCCATCAAAGGGTGAAGTACTAGCGCCAATGTTCGTTCAGGACTATTATATGTCCTCAGAATATTCAGGACTGATTCGTGATACATTTCGACAATGCCGTATTATGAGTATTCCAATTCTAACAGCTTTTGTCCCTGTGGCAGAAGAGGAGTATGAACAAATGGTTTGGTGGTATAACAACTCAGTCAATGATTATCTCAAGGATTTTCGTAAACCTAAAAAGAATACTTTAGAGGTCTCCTCCTGGGAAGCCTTCACTGAAAAGCAGGATTTAGCAATTGCTGATGAAGGTATTGAACTATATCTAGTAATGGATCAACTGGACTTCTTGAAAGCTAAACTCGCAGCAACCAATTTCCAAGCACCAGAAATTTTAGATATGCTTTTTGAAGGTTATGAGAATAAAGAAATCTTCGAGTACCTAGGTGTTAAGAAATCTGCAGGCTATAAGAAAGTCAATAATGCCCAGAAAGAAGGGCTGAAACTTTACAAAGAACTCAACAAATAAAACCAAATCGCCATCTCAACTGAGGTGGCGATTTTTTGTCAGTCTTTTTGATAGAAGAGACACTCGTATCCATCAGCTCTGAGGTTAATATCAGGCATCCAGTATGGTGCTTTTCCCATCAAAGTTGCGATTTGCTCAAGATTTTGGCTCTGGTCACACTCAATGATGATTTCATCATGCACATGTCCTACAATTCTGAAGTCTTTCAGTTGTTTCATAGAGTAAGCGAGTATGTCTCGACTTATAGCTTGAATAATATTCTCGACAAATTTTGGACCATAGCTTTCAAGTCTCTCCCAACGTTTAGCAGTTCCTGTACCTTCGTAGGTGACGGACTCTCCACCAAATTGGTTTTCTCCCATTTTAGGTTTGACATAGGCGAGTTTGCGTCCAGAAGGAAGAGTAATAAATAACATCCCTTTTCTTACTTTGAATTGAATACCATGGGTTTCAGTTTGCTTTTGGTACTTTACTGCAGTCTTTACAGCTTTATCAACATCCCACCAAAAGAGTACGATGTTTGGGTTGGCTTGTCTCCACGAGTCCACAAGAGGCTGCAGCTCCTGTTCATCAAGCCCCATGTCAATAGCCCCCATGGCTTTAAGTGCCCCGACTGCTCCGCCATAGCCACAGGCCAACTCTGCAATTTTCCCTTTCTGACGCAAGTCTGCGTTATGTCCATGTTTCTCAACAGGCACTCCAAACATCTGGCTAGCTGACATACAGTAGATGTCCTTGCCTTGTTCAAAGACCATGCTTCGCCATTTTTCGCCAGCTAGGTGAGATAATACTCGCGCTTCTATGGCAGAAAAGTCACAGACGATAAACTTTTTCCCATCACTAGGTACAAAAGCAGTACGGATGAGTTGAGATAGGGTATCTTGCGTACCATAGAGGAGATCAGTTGCCTCTAAGTCACCAGTTTTGAAGAGGTCTCTAGCCTCTTTAAGGTCAGGAAGATGGTTCTGTGGGAGGTTCTGAAGTTGTACCAATCGCCCAGCCCAACGACCCGTTCGATTTGCTCCGTAGAATTGGAACATCCCTCTAGCTCGACCGTCCAAACAAACACAGTTCACCATAGCTTGGTATTTAGAAACGCTAGATTTAGCCGCCTGTTGTCTTAACTTTAGGACTTTAGTTGTCTTTGCATCGACTACCTTTAATAGCTCTTTGACAGCTTTCTTATCAAGAGAATTAGTCGTTACTCCGTGTTCTCGTAGCCAGCCAATCATTTGAAGAACAGAGTTGGGATTTTCAAGCCCAGTAAGTTCTTTAAGTTCCTCTTGAATTTTAGATTTGCTTTCCTCGTCAATGGTAATAGCTGCTTTGACAAAGTCTACATCAATACCAATCCCACGATCATTGATATTTTGGTCTTGATGATACTCTTCCCAAAGAAAGTCAGGAACAGGGTGGTTACGGAGTTTATCTTTGATGGCTAACTCAACCTCAACGTCACGCTTGTTGTAGTTGATAAAGGCTGCCCACTTATCAGGTGCGTGATGAGGGAAGTTTCGTTTTCGTCCACCATTAATTTTGGTAGGTTTGCAGGGCAGGCAGAAGTAACGAATCAAATCCCCGCCTTCTTTTAACTTCTGTTCTTTGAGTTTTAGAACTGTTCCGACTCCTTCAAGGGAGAGTGGAAGTCCAAGATATGCTGACCAAACCATGCTACAACGCCATGAGTTTGGAGACAGAAAGCCCTCGGACAATAATTTTGGATGATGTTTCTTTAGCCAGTTAGACAGACAGATGCGTTCAAATGAGGCATTAAAAGCCCACTTAATAATGGAGTCATTCACCAATGCATGTAGGATTTGATCAGGAAGATTTTCTTTAGTTAGGTCATAAACTGTTACTGGACCATTGTCAACAGAGACTGCTAAGAGAAGGATTTCAAAAGAATCATCTTCTGCGTAGCTATAAACACCAGACTTTCTCAAATCTACCTCACAGTAGGTCTCTAAGTCGATGGATAGTTCTTTTATTAGCATAGCTTGTCCTTTCATAAAAAGGTGGCAGGAGTGGCTGCCACCGGAGGTGTTATCGGCTACGATGTAGCGGTGTTGTGTTGTTGCTATGATGTTTCTTTTCAGCCTTACGTTCTTTTTCACGACGAATATCATCACGGATGGTCATGTAGTTGAGGTACAGACCAAAGAATAGGTAAATGCCAATAAGTGAGTAAAAGAAAATTGTTTCAAACATATTTAGTCCTCCGTTCTTAGTTCAAGAAATCATCATCGTCATCAGTCGCAAAGTCGTCTTCAGCACGAGTACGTCCACCAAGTGGATCTCCATCACGGAGTTTTTGCAAGTTATTCAAACCACAGGCGATACCCTTGTTACCATTAGAGTTGAAGGCATAGAAGGAAATAGACGCACGGCCATAGATACCTGAGTAGAGTTCAGAAGTATCTATAATCTCTTGTCGATTAGCGTCCACAACCCCAGGCTTATGTGGTGAGTTGGCATTGACGAAGTAGGCATTGCGATAAGCTTCATCATCAGGACGCTCTAAGTCTCCATCACGAAGTGGAGTTTTAAGGATAGAAAGTGCTGGGACAGATTTTCCATTACCTTTGAGTTTGGACTCGCCTTCCTTGTAGGCAAGCTCAATGGCTGCTTTGATTTTATCGACAGTTTCAATATCATCCTTTGGAATGATAAGAGAGACGCTGTACTTTGGCGTGCTTCCGTTGATGGACTTAGGTTCATTGGCATTCAAGTAGCTGAAGCGTGTGTTTTTACCAGTGATTACTTTTGTAGTTTGTACTTTAGTTGTCATACGTTTAATCCTCTTTAAATTCATTAGTAGCTAGGTTCAATTCTTGACGACTGTCGTCAAGAGGAACGAGTGTTGGTTTACCGCTTGGTTTTACAATCAGACCACCAAGCAGGTTGTTAAAGGTTTTCTTGCCAAGGAGTTTAGTCATGGCAGTGATAGTTAGGAGTTTCTTTTCGTAAGGATCAAAGCCAGCATCCATCACAGCTTGACTGACGGCAGCTTCGTCTGAAAACTTACGAACTGAGCGTCCCTCTACTAATTTGTAGCCTGGAATGGAGTGTCCCTCAGTAGCTTCTTTCAAAGCATAGGCTTTGACATCGTTTGCCCATGAAACCAGTAAGTCCAGTTTAGGCAAAATCTCTGCAATATCCTCATAGTCTAGAGTAGCAGGATCCGCAAACTCCATCTTGGCGAGTGCTAAATTATCCTCCGCACGTTTGCGACAGACATTCTTAATCTTGCAGAACTGGCAGTGTTTACCAGATTTCAGTTCTCCCTCGCCTTTAAAGGCAAGTTCAGCTTTAGGTGAGAGCTGGTCTTCCGCCCATTCAAGCAGTTCAGCCTTATCCATTTCAAAGGTAGAGATATTGTTCTTCCGTGGTTGAAAGATAGTCATGGTGACATTATCAAAATCATAGATTCCATCGAACATCTCAAGAGCACCTAGGGCATAGCACATCATTTGTGGGTTGTGGTCGGCATCGACCAGAATGCCCAAACCGTGCTTGTAGTCGATCACTTGAAGAAGTCCATCTGCCACAATCAGACAGTCGCCAGTACCGAACCCTTCAGGTACCCATTTGGAGAAGTCCAAACGTTGCTCGATAAGTACTGTTGGGTCATGAGAGTAGTCTTTAGCTTTCTCGACCTGTTCCATGACGTAGTTGCGATATTCCTCGACACAATTTTGCATCTCTTCATTGTAGAAGGACAGATCCTCAGTTGGATCACGCGCCTTTCTGCCTAGTGCCTTCTCAACAAGGTAAGCACAGAGCTCGTGAGCGTCAGTTCCCTCAAGGGCAAATTCAGAAGTAACATCTGGCATGTCCTCGGTTAAGCGAACAGAAGGCGGACAGTTGAGCCAGCGATGGGATGCGGAAGCAGATAGGACAGCATGGTTAGTCATGGCCAATTCCTCCAGCTTCTTCAAGAACCGCTGCGTAGTGCTCAGTTGCTAAGGCTGATAGGGATTCTGCACCATATTTATTGAGAAGAGCACGAACTTCGTTCTTGTAGCCATCTTTGGCTTTTGTCGCAAGGACGGAACGAACGTCTTCGAGTTTGAGTTCCTTTTGTGGTTTATGTTTTGGTTCTTTTGAAGTTGTTGTAGTTTCTTCCTCAGTAGAGAGGATCTTCTTGAACTCATCTACTAAGCGAAGATAGTATTTGGCTGTGCCTTCCATTTCATTAATCAGTTCATTCAGTTGTTTCATTTTGCTCATGTTGTCTTTCCTCCGTAATTTTCCGAGCGAGTAGTTTTGAGATAACGCTGATCGCTATGAGGGTATCAGCCACATCATCATCAGGTTCGATGTATGGTTCGTTTGCCATATTGGGTCCTCCTATCTTACTAAGTAAGGTTTTGAGTGGATTTTCCACTTTGGAAGAGATTTTTTTATTTTTTATCCCTTACACCATACTAAGTAGGGTTGAGATAAATTTTTCCGCCTGATAAGAAAAAATTTGCTCATCAAAAAAAGTTTCCTGTGCATTTAATAGGAAACTTTTATTTTTTTAGAAAAAATTTTCTGTTAGTGCGGAAAATCCTGTCGGATTCTTACTTAGTAAGTTAGGAAGAGTAATTCCTAATTCAACAACGAAAGATGGAGGCATGATGCATGCAATTTACCTTATCTCATTCAGGGCAATCTGGTGTTCAAACAACAACGGTCTACCCGCACCAAGTGACAATCACGGATGAAACTAGTCTAAAACGTATTGCTCAGTACGACCATGTGGCAGGATTGTTTTCCAATAACACTCGATCGAACGCTAATTTCCTTAAGTCAGATGTATTAGTCATGGATATTGATAATGACCATACAGAAAATCCTGATGATTGGATTACAGAGGAATACCTAAAAATACTGTTTTCGGATTACCATTTTGCTTTGGTTACAAGTCGAAACCACATGGTTCAAAAAGGCAGTAAGGTAGCAAGACCTAAATTCCATATTTATTTCCAGATCAATGAAGTCAGTGATAAAGATGCCTATGCCTTTCTAAAAGAAGAGATGACGAATCGGTATAACTTCTTTGATACGAACGCCAAAGATGCAGCACGTTTCTTTTTTGGTAATCCCAATGCACAAGTTTTATGGAATGACTCATGGCTAACTATAGATGCTGATTTATTGGATTCTTCATTTGATGATGAAGAAGACTTCGATGCGGCCTTCTATACACCACCATCTGGACTAATTACTGAGGGGAGTCGTAACTCAACCATGTCTCAATTTGCGGCTAAAATTCTCAAACGCCTTGGAGTAACACAGGAAGCCCGTGATGGATTTGATGAGCAAGCTTTGAAATGTGATCCACCGCTTGATAAGACTGAACTCGATACTATCTGGGGAAGTGCCGTGCGTTTCTACAATCGAACTATTAAAGGCTCTGAAGGGTACGTGTCACCAGAAGCATTTAATCGTGGGGAGTTGAAACCTGATGATTACTCTGATATTGGGGAAGCAGGAGTCCTTGCTCGTGAATACGGAGAAAAGTTAGCTTACACGAATGCGACGGATTATCTCACCTTTACTGGTCAGTATTGGAAGGAAGATAAGCAGTTGGCTATTGGCGCAGTCCTTGAGTTTATGGATTTGCAGCTGGAAGATGCTAGCGACAAATACGAGAAAGTTATCAAAGACTTAGTTAACACTGGTGTTTCAGAAAACCTAGTTCGAGAGGGAGGAAAAGCACTAGCTAAAGTGATTGAAACACCAACCCAACAAAAGCTCTATACGACTTATCTAGCTGCCAGAACCTACTATCAATTTGTGATGAAGCGCCGTGATTATCGTTACATCACAGCAACCCATAATACCGCTAAGCCTATGCTTGCCATTGATTTATCCGAGCTTGATAAGGATGATATGGTGCTTAATACTCCTGAGGCTACTTACGACTTGCGTATTGGTTTATCGGGTTCACATGAGCATGATCCCAAAGACTACATTACGAAAATGACCACAGTATCTCCAGGCGACCAAGGCATGGGATTGTGGCAGGAAACCTTGGCTACCTTTTTCTGTAACGACCAAGAGTTGATTGACTATGTTCAAGAAATCATCGGGATGGCAGCTATTGGTAAGGTTTATCAGGAACATATGATTATTGCCTATGGTGGCGGTGCGAACGGTAAGTCGACCTTTTGGAACACGATTGCTCGTGTGCTAGGAAGCTATTCTGGGAAATTATCGGCTGATGCCTTAACCATGTCTAACAAGCGTAACGTGAGTCCTGAACTTGCAGAGCTTAAAGGTAAGCGCCTCGTGATTGCTTCTGAGATGGCCGAAGGAATGCGACTTAATACGGCTGTTGTTAAGCAGATTACCTCTACAGATGAAATCCAAGCAGAGAAGAAGTACAAGGATCCTTTTCACTTTGTACCTTCTCATACGCTGGTTCTTTACACAAATCATCTGCCTAAAGTAGGAGCGAACGATGATGGCACTTGGCGACGTCTGGTGGTCATTCCTTTTAATGCCAAAATCACAGGTCGCTCTGACATTAAAAACTTTGCGGACCATTTGTATGACCAGGCTGCACCAGCAATTATGTCGTGGATTATTGAAGGGGCAGAAAAAGCTATCAAGGCAAACTTCAAAACAAAAGTTCCTGCTGCAGTCGTAAACTCAGTCAAAGCCTACCGAGAAGCCAATGATTGGCTAGGACACTTCCTGAGTGAGTGTTGTGAGGTGGGAGATAAATTGAGAGAGAAGTCTGGTGAGTTATATAGTCGGTATCGTGCTTATTGCGTCCAAAACATGGAGTACACGCGCAACACAACAGATTTCTATGCAGCCTTAGCTCAAGCTGGATTTGAACGTAAGCGGACCAATAAAGGAAACTTCATCATGGGCCTAAAACTAGCTGATGATGGTGATGATTTCCTTGACTAAGTGACCTCCACCAAACGGCTTTGAGTTCCACACCATCAGAAAGTGGAGATTTTAGGAGTGACAGTCGTGGAAACCAAAAAGAAAAAATCTATCAAGAAATGAATACTAAAAAGTTTATGGATTGAGTTCCACGACATCTATTTCTCGATTTAGTGTAAGTCAGTGATGGTCTTTTCTATAACTATCTCTATGCAAATAAAAATACTAATAAAAAGAACATAGGGAAAGTTTAGGAAATGACCTCATTAGACCTCCACTCTTTTATCTGACGAAAGGATTTATCATGCGAGAAAAAGTTGTTGAGAGAAAGTTAGTGAGTGAAGTCAGAAACCGTGGTGGGATTTGTCCTAAGTGGGTGTCACCATCTTTTGCAGGTGTGCCAGATAGGTTGGTGTTTTTACCTAGTGGCAAGTTTGGCCTAGTGGAAGTGAAAGCCCCTGGCGAAAAGCCACGTTTGTTACAAGTCTCTAGGCACAGACTATTTGAGCGATTAGGTTTCAAGGTCCATGTGCTAGACAGAGTTGATAAGATTGGAGAAGTGCTAGATGAAATTGAAACTACATGACTATCAAGAAGTCACCAAGGACTTCATCATAAGAACTCCCTATGCAGCGGTCATCCTAGACATGGGGATGGGGAAAACAGCCACCACCCTATCAGCTATTAACGAGCTGATGTTTGACCGCTACGAAGTTTATAAAGTTTTGGTGATTGCACCCTTTCGTGTTGCCACCACAGTCTGGAGTGATGAAATTGACCAGTGGGAGGAGCTGAACCATCTCCGCTATTCCAAGATTGTGGGCACTCCCAAACAAAGACAAGCAGCCCTTGAGAAAGACGCAGACATCTATATTGTTAATCGTGAAAATCTCCCTTGGCTGGTGGAACAGTGCAGCCCCTACTTCAAGTGGGACATGGTTGTCATCGATGAATTAAGTTCATTCAAATCATGGCAGTCTAAACGTTTCAAGGCCTTCATGACTATGCGTCCTTACATGAAACGAGTAGTTGGGCTGACAGGAACTCCTTCCTCAAACGGACTCATGGACTTGTTTGCGGAGTTCAAGGTCATTGACGGTGGTGAACGGTTGGGTCGGTTCATTGGCGAATACCGTGGTCGTTATTTCCGTGAGGGTCGTAGGAATGGCAATGTCGTCTATGAATACCTCCCCATGGACTATGCGGAGTGTCAGATTTATGACAAGATTGATGACATTACCATTTCCATGAAAGCTATGGATTATCTGGACATGCCTGAGTTGATTTCGACCAAGAAAGTGGTGCGACTGACGGATAAAGAAAAGGCAAGCTACATCCAGTTCAAGAAAGACTACATCATGGCAGACCTTGAAGACACTGAAGTGACAGCTGCCAATGCGGCAAGTCTTTCAAACAAGCTGGTGCAGATGGCAAATGGTGCCGTCTACTCAGATGACCAGCAAGTAGTTAGTCTTCATGACCAGAAACTGGACGCCCTTGAAGATATTATCGAAGCTGCCAACGGTGAGCCAGTCCTGGTGCCTATTGGTTCAAACACGACCTTAAGCGCATTGAGGAACGTTTGGCGAAACTTAAAGTTAAGGGAACAGTCCTTAAAACTGAGGAAGATATCCGTGAGTGGAATAAAGGGAATGTCTCAGTTGGTCTGCTTCATCCAGCTAGTAGCGGTCATGGACTAAATTTACAAAAGGGTGGACACCACTTGGTTTGGTTCGGTTTGACGTGGTCACTGGAACTCTACCAACAAACCAACGCACGACTTTGGCGACAAGGGCAACAGGCTGAAACTGTGGTTATCCAACACATCGTAACCGAATGCACCATTGACGAGGAGATTCTCAAAGTACTGGAAAATAAAGATGTCCAACAAGCACGGCTGCTTGAAGCCGTCAAAGCACAAGTAGGAGGAACAGATGGATAAGGTAGAATATATACTGACACATTACAATGAACTCAAATGGGAGTTGGAAATGTTAAAGTACCGTTTAAATAACTTCAAACCAGTAACGGAAAATGAGGTAATTAGTTCTTTAGTCTTTGAGCGGTCTGATGAACCTAAAGTTACCAGTACACCAACAAATCAACGGTCAGAAATGATTGCCTTAAGTTTTCGTGAGAAGATGGTTCAAGAAAACGAGGAACTCTTATCAGACCTTAGTCAACGCTATATTCGTTTGGCAAGTGACCTTGAAACGTTTGATATGGCGATACGATTTCTCAAAGGAGATCTTTCGGAATTTGCGGTGGAACTTCTCAAACCTGACTGTAACTGGGACTATTTAATGCGAGAATTTCATATCAGTCGTGGAACAGTTCATAATTGGCGTAGAAAGTTACTGGAACATATTCGACAGATTTTCGTTAAGCTGGGTCGTTCTTTGACGATTGAACTTTATATGAACTCACCTTGAACTAGGGCTGAACTTATATTGAACTACCTCTGAACTCCTTTTGTAAAAATTTGTGGTAGAATTGTAAGTGTCAAAAAAGATAAAAAATCTCCCAGTAATGACTGGATAACCTTCCACTTGTACGGTAATATACACCTACAAAAACAAGAGGAGGTCATCAAAATGACAAAACGCCAACAAGAAAAACTCAATGCCCTTTTAACAGAAATTGCCAAATAAGAACTTAGGGTTGAAACCTTAGAGACACGAAGAAGTGACAATCTTGACTTCTACGATGTTTCGGTTTGGGGAATCAAAAGGGCACTCGAGAGAGCCTACGAAGCAGGCCAACAATCAGTAAAATAAACCCAAGCCTAGCCCAAAAGGGTTGGGCTTTTTGCGTGGAGGAAAACATGATTTATACCAGTGAACAAGTTTCTAGCGGACATCCAGACAAGCTCTGTGACCAAATCTCAGATGCTATTGTGACGGAATGTCTCAAGTATGATAAGAACAGCCGTGTGGCCGTTGAAACACTTATCAAAGATAACCAAGTGGTTGTGGCAGGAGAAGTTTCAACCAGGCACTTCTTCAATCTTGAAGGCATTGTCAAAAAGGTTCTTGAACTTTACGGCATGGAGGATATCATGGTGACTAACCTCCTTGGTGTTCAAAGTCCAGACATCGCTCAAGGTGTGGATAGTGGTGGTGCAGGTGACCAAGGGATTATGTTCGGTTATGCGACCGATGAAACACCAGAGTTCTTACCACTCCCTTACGTGTTGGCGACTCGTGTTCTTGAAAAGCTAACCAACCTTGGTCATCCTGCCTTGGGTAAAGATGCCAAGGCTCAAGTCACTTACGATTATGAAAACAAATGTATCGAGACCTTCCTCGTTTCTATCCAACACGATGAGGAGGTTGACCTTGCTTCAGTCAAACGTATTGTCACCCAAGCTATGATGTCCGTTGCTCAACGCTACCGTCAGAACCTTGACTTCAAGGTATTGGTTAACCCAACCGGTCGTTTTGTTCTGGGTGGGTCTTACGCAGACGCTGGAGTAACCGGTCGTAAGATTGTGGCAGATACCTACGGTGGCTTTGCCCACCATGGAGGTGGTGCCTTCTCTGGTAAAGACCCTAGTAAGGTAGACCGCTCAGCTGCTTACATGGCACGGAAGATTGCCAAGGACTTTGTCCGTGAAGGCTATGCTAAACGTTGTGAAGTCCAGTTAGCTTATGCCATTGGAGTTGCTGAACCTGTTGGTGTTTACGTGAGCACCTTTGGAACCAGTGATTACCCAGCTGAACAGCTTGAGGGAGTAGTTCGTGAACGCTACGACCTGACCCCACAAGGGCTCATCAAGGAGTTGAACCTCTTAGATGTGGACTACACTAAGACCACTTGCCTTGGGCATTTCACCAAGTCCTACCTTCCTTGGGAGCAGTAAGATGCCACGTAGACCAAGCACACCTTGTAAGCAAAGCGGTTGTCCTAACCTTGTGAGCTATGGGAATAAGTACTGTGAAATCCACAAAGCTAACCACTCGCTTGATGCTAAGTCAACCAAAGCTAAAGGATACAACGCACGGTGGAACAAGGAACGGCTTAGATACCTGAAGCTCAACCCTTTGTGTGTTTACTGTCAAAGAGAAGGACGACTGACCAAGGCAACGGTAGTTGACCATATCACTCCCCACCGAGGTGATCAAGACCTCTTTTGGAATCAATCTAATTGGCAAGCTCTCTGTAAAACTTGTCACGATAGAAAGACCAAGACGACTGACCGATATGTGGAGTATACCTATCGGTTTTAATATTGGCGTTTCGTTCTAAAAGTATCTCTTTTTTACGCTTGGGGGGTAGGGGGGATTAAATCTCTAATCCCTTGTCCCACAAAGACCGACGCCCCCTCAAATGTGCATTTTCGCAAAATTCGTTAGGGGCATACCCAAAACAGCTAAAAAGTGCATTGAACCATTATGGTGTCAATCTTTCTAGCAGGGTAAGTATCGTTTGCTAGTGTTTGTTTTGGCCTGTTTTTGAAGGGATAAATACATGAAAAATAGAGAAATTAACCATTTTTAGTTCTTGGAGGAAAACAAATGAACGATAATCAGCGGCGAGGCATTTGGAAACTTAGGCGAGATGGATTTGGCTATGGTGCCATTGCTCAAATGTTAAACATGTCTCTTGGTTCGGTGAAGCAATATTGCCGTAGACACCCAGAGTTAAAAGGAATGGGTCAGTTTGTCAAGTATCAGCTTGATGAAGGAGAACATCCATATTGTAAGAACTGCATGAAAAAGTTACACCATGCTGTCCAAGGCAGACCTAAAAAGTTCTGCTCAAATAGGTGTCGAGCTATCTGGTGGCGAAACCATCAAAGCCAACATGATAAAACTAAAACTGCATACGATGAATTGACTTGCCAAAACTGTGGTGAGTCTTTTTTATCTTATGCCAATCCAAAAAGGAAGTTCTGCGGACACCCTTGTTACGTAGAATATCGATTTAGAAAAGGAGTAAGAAATGACAACGCAACCAACCATGGAGATTAAGGAACTCCCCTTGAGTGACTTAAAGCCAGCTTCTTATAACCCTCGAAAGAAACTGAAAAAGGGTGATAAGGAATACGAAAAGATAAAACAGAGTCTACTTAAGTTTGGCTACGTTGACCCCATCATTGTCAACGAAGATTTGACAGTCATCGGTGGTCATCAACGCTTGACAGTATTGAAAGACCTCAAGTATGAAACGGCCAAGTGCGTTATTGTTTCTCTTTCCAAGGAAGACGAAAAGGCACTGAACATTGCCCTCAATAAAATCACTGGCCAATGGGATGACCAGCTCTTGGCGGACTTGCTTTTGAACCTGCAAGAGTCTGATTTCAATCTTGACCTGACGGGGTTTGAACCGCCAGAGATTGATGATATTCTCTCCAACGTCCACGACAAGGACTTGTCTGAAGACGATTTCGATGTGGATGAGGAGCTGAAGAAACCGACGGTCGCAAGACGTGGAGACATCTGGCAACTCGGAAAACACCGAGTCATTTGTGGGGACTCGACCAAGGCAGAAACTTATGAGCAATTACTAGGAGATAAGAAAGCCAGCCTTGTTGTGACTGATCCCCCATATAATTGTGATGTTGAAAAAACTGCTGGGAAAATTCAAAACGACAATATGTCGGACGGTGACTTCTACGAGTTCCTCTATGACATGTTTACCCAAGTGGAAAACCACATGGAAATCGACGCTTCAATCTACGTTTTCCATGCGGACACCGAAGGTTTGAATTTCCGTAAGGCTTTCAAAGATGCTGGTTTCTATTTGAGTGGTTGTTGTATTTGGAAGAAGAACTCGCTGGTTCTTGGACGCAGTCCATACCAATGGCGACACGAACCCTGTCTCTTTGGTTGGAAACAAAGGGGAAAACACCAATGGTTCAGTGATCGTAAGCAGACTACTATCTGGGAGTATGACCGACCTAAGTCTAGCACTGACCACCCAACCATGAAACCCATTCAGCTCATGGCTTACCCCATCCAAAATTCTTCTATGCGAGGAACGCTTGTCCTTGATCCCTTTCTTGGTTCAGGTTCAACGATAATGGCTGCAGACCAGACAGGACGCATCTGTTACGGCATTGAGCTGGATGAAAAGTTCGTCGATGTCATTGTCAAACGTTACATGGAGTTTACTGGAAATAGCCAAGTAACTGTCATCCGAAACGGTGAGACATTGACCTATGACCAAGCAATTTCTCAAATGGAGGGACTGGTATGACTCTAACTTTTCTTGATTTCTTTGCAGGAGTAGGCGGATTTCGTCGTGGGTTAGAATTGGCAGGAATGAAATGCTTAGGCTATTGTGAGAAGGATAAGTTTGCACGAAAGTCCTATGAAGCAATGTACAATACAGAAGGAGAATGGTTTCATGACGACATCACAACGATTGACCCCACACGACTTCCAAAAGCAGATCTCTGGTGTGCGGGAAGCCCTTGTCAAAATGTGTCTATCGCAGGAAAGCGAGCCGGTCTATACGGTGAGCGAAGTGGACTCTTTTTTACATGTGTTAATCTCCTCCAGAGCCAAAAAGAAGAAGATAAACCCGAATGGGTTCTCCTTGAAAATGTTAAGGGACTTCTATCAAGTGGCGGGGGACGAGATTATCTCGACTATTTCTCTATCTTGGACCAAGCAGGGTATGACCTCGAATGGCAAGTGTTCAACTGTTCCCCAAAACCGAGAACGCATCTACACTCTCGGACATCTTAGAAGTCGAGGTGAACGACAAGTATTACCTATCAGCGGAGAAAGCGGTAGCCATCTTAAGCAACTTGTAGGTGGTATGCAGAGCTACCGTGTCTATGACCCTAGAGGCATTGCCACAACACTTGTTGGAGAGGGTGGGAGACTGGGAGCTAAGACAGGACTGTATCTAATTGATCAGTCTTTGACCGAACCAAAGCTGACGGATGAAGCACGGTGTATCACTGCTCGCTATACAGCTGGTGTAACCAAGCGGACTGCTATGAACTCAGGAGTTCTTGAAGTTCAACCTATTCTGACACCAGATAGGGTGAACAAACGTCAAAATGGCAGACGGCTCAAGGAACAGGATGAGCCGATGTTTACCTTAACTTCCCAAGACCGCCATGGTGTGATTGAAGGCATCAAGGTCAGAAATGGAACAAAGCAAGGCTACCAAATGGCAGAAGTTGGGGATTCTGTTGACCTATCTTATCCAAACTCACCAACAAGACGAGCAAGAGTTGGGAAGGGAATCGCCCACAACCTCTCTTGTGGAGGTCAAATGGGAGCAGTTGTTTGGAATGGTCGAGTCGTCAAAATCAGACGATTAACCCCACGAGAATGTTTTAGATTGCAGGGATTTTCAGATGATTTATTTGAAAAAGCTCAAGCAGTCAATTCAGATGCCAGCTCTATAAGCAAGCAGGCAATGGCGTGACGGTAACGGTGGTTTATACCATTGGAAAGGCCATTTTATCTGCTTAGACTAGTAGCTAATCACTGGATATAAGGTGAACCTTACGGTAATATGCTGTTACCGAAAGACAAAGGAGTCAAAACGATGACAAAAAATGAGCTCAACGAAATTATTGATAGCTGCTTTATTCATCTAACTGTAATGAAACAACACTATACCAAGCCGAGAAATTATTCACTAGATGTGATTGAACAAGGAAATCTTGACCAAATTAATGATTTATTGAATGACATTACAAATGGTATCGAACTTGGTGGGTTTAACGAACTGGAAGCACGCTACATTTACGAAGACACCGAAGTGTTATGGGACGAGGTATCCCAAACCTTTGTGAGCTAAGGAGAAGAAAATGAATGATAATATCCTTGAACGGTTAAGAAAAACATACCCAACTGGCACACGAGTTCGTTTAGTGTATATGGACGACCCTCGCCCAGTTCCCATAGGGATGCTTGGGACGGTACGTGATGTGGATGACGTTGGTTCACTCATTGTCTCTTGGGACAATGGGCAGAGCTTAAACGTGTTGCATGGTATTGATAGGGTGGTTATTGTAGAACCAAATAGGCATGATTTTATAAGGAGTATTTATTGCTATTTAAGAGCTGGGCACAATGAATTTGTTTTTGATAGTGGTGATATTCCTGTACAGTTAACCCACGAAGAAGTCATCACTCTTATGACTAGTACGCATTCGCAAACTGAAATTGATATCTACATTGATGACTGTAATCATTTTAATCTTAAGCCGACAACTGTCTTGACGAAAGAAGAAATAGAAAAGGCGATACAAGAATAGACAAGGTTTCGCTAAGAAGCCTTTTTCTTGTGCCAAAAAGGGGGTGAGACCGTGGCAGTTAGAGGGCGTAAACCAAAGCCCACCAATTTGAAAATTCTTGAAGGAAATCCAGGAAAGCGACCTCTACCTACTAACGAGGTTAAACCCAAACAGAAAGCCCCACGTTGCCCACAGTGGCTCGAAGACGATGCCAAGAAGGAATGGAAGCGGATGGGCAAAATCCTCGAACAGATGGGCATATTAACGGAGATGGACATGACAGCCTTTGCTGGGTATTGCCAGGCCTATGCAAGGTGGAAGGAAGCTGAAGAGTTTCTCTCCAAACATGGGTCTATCATCAAGACCCCAAACGGCTATCTCCAACAAGTGCCACAGGTCTCTATCAGCCAGACCAATCTCAAAATCATGCTCAAGTTCTGTGAGCAGTTCGGTCTGACACCATCCGCTCGGAATCGCTTGGTGACAATGGACGCAGAGGTTGGTACTGGTGATGAGATGGAGGATTTATTAGGAGGTATTCTATGACTTATCACTACGAACCGAGTCCCTTTATGCTTCCGACTTCTCGTTACGACAAGGCAAAGGCAGATAGAGCAGTGACCTTTATTAATAACCTGTCTCATACCAAGGGGAAGTGGGCTGGGAAGAAATTTGATTTGTTGCCGTGGCAGGAACAGATAGTGCGAGACCTCTTTGGGATTGTTAAGGCTGACGGTAACCGTCAGTTTTTGACAGCCTACATTGAAATCCCCAAAAAGAACGGTAAATCTGAACTGGCTGCTGCTATTGCCCTTTATCTTTTGTACGCTGATAACGAAGCTAGTGCAGAAGTTTATGGGGCGGCTTGTGACCGAAACCAGGCCTCTATCGTCTTTGACGTTGCCAAACAAATGGTTCTCATGAGTCGTCCTCTTGAAAAACGTTCAAAGATTATGGCAGCAACCAAACGAATAGTGAACTACTCAAATGCTGGATTTTACCAGGTGCTATCTGCTGAAACAGGAACCAAACACGGACTCAACGTGTCAGGTCTTGTCTTTGATGAAATCCACGCCCAACCCAATCGTCATCTCTATGATGTCTTGACCAAGGGTTCTGGTGATGCCAGGGAACAACCCCTCTTTTTCATCATCACAACCGCTGGGACAGATAAGAACTCTATCTGTTATGAACTCCATACCAAGGCACTTGATATTCTCAAAGGTCGAAAGAAGGACATGTCTTTTTATCCTGTGGTGTATGGTTTATCAGATGAAGATGATTGGAATGACGAAGCCAACTGGCTAAAGGCTAATCCATCACTTGGTCATACGATTGGAATTGACCGAGTTCGTGAAGCCTACCAACAGGCTCTTGATAACCCAGCCGAGGAGAATGTTTTTAAGCAACTCCGTCTTAACATGTGGACGAGTTCCAGCGTGGCTTGGATTCCTGAACATGTCTATGCCAAAGGGAATGACCCAATCGACAATGACGCTCTTAAAGGTCGTGACTGTTACGCAGGGCTTGACCTATCAAGCACCTCTGACATCACAGCCTTTGTCTTGGTCTTTCCACCAAGGCACAGTGAGGAAAACTACATCATCTTACCCTTCTTTTGGTTGCCAGAAGATACCTTGGAACTTCGTTGTCGTCGTGATCATGTTCTTTATGATGTTTGGGAAAGGCAGGGCTTCATCAAAACAACCGAAGGGAACGTTGTTCACTATGGTTTTATCGAAGCCTTTATTGAGCAACTCTCCGAAACCTACCATATCAAGGAGATTGCCTATGACCGTTGGAATGCGACGCAGATGGTGCAGAACTTTGAAGGCATGGGCTTGACCATGGTTCCTTTTGGGCAGGGGTATAAGGATATGAGTCCGCCGTCTAAGGAACTCTACAAGCTCATGATGGAAGGGAAAATCCAACACGGTGGTCATCCTGTTCTAAAATGGATGGGACAAAACGTGGTCATGCGACAAGATCCTGCTGGCAACATCAAGCCAGACAAAGAAAAATCCGTTGAGAAGATTGACGGTATTGTGGCTCTTATCATGGGATTGGACCGTTGCATTCGCCACCAGGATGATGAAACGAGTGTCTATGATGAGCGAGGACTTTTGAGTTTTTAGGATAAAAATAACCTAAATAGGTTGAATGTATCCTAAAAAGTGATAAAATAGAGTAAAGGAGGAAATAGCTATGCAAATTAATATTGAAAACTTAGTCTCTATTTCTGAAGCGAATCAAAACTTCTCTAAAGTAGCCCGCATGGTCGACGCTAACGGTACTGCAGTAATTTTGAAAAATAACACACCAAAGTACGTTTTAGTAGATTACCAAAGTCTGATTAAAGAGGAGCAAGATACGCCAGTAGTTGTTGAACAAACAACATTGGATGAGGTTGCGACTTCAGTATTATCACGTCATCTTGATGCATTTAAGGAATTGGCCAAATGAGAATACTAACTGTTGAGCAAGTTATTGAACTGCACAGTAGGTTAATTCAAGCTACTGGCGGTTTAGATGGCGTCAGAGATGCTGGTCTAGTAGAATCATCTTTATCTTCAGCTTTTAGTTCTTATTTTGGTATTGAAAAATATCCAAGTATAGAAGAAAAAGCTGCTAGACTTTGTTATTCATTGGTTAATAATCATGCCTTCCTTGATGGCAACAAGCGTATTGGAGTTTATGTCATGATTATTTTCCTCGAATTAAATGGTATCGTTTTAAATCAGACTGATGAAGAAATTGTTAAGCTAGGTCTTGGGGTTGCTGCGTCAGAATTAGATTATAACGCAATCTTGGAGTATATCAGGAACCATTAATTAATAGTTAAGCGAGGTGAATAGAATGACTCACAGTATTTTGTCTCTAGAGGTTGAAAATGAGTTACTATCAAGCGTTCGTGAAGTTTGTGCTGAATATGATTTGAAACTAGAGGAACTTGTTAAAGACTATTTAGGATTTTTGGCAGGTTTAAATGCTTCAGCAATTGAGCAGGTTAGTGCATTACCTAATGAAAATGAAAAAGCCGAATGGCTTGCCAAATACTATTTCGATGCTCGAATTAATCAATTACAATTTGAAGCACTGAAAAAGGAAGTATTAATTGGACATGACCAAATCAAAGAAAGTAAAGTAACACGTCTTGAAGATGTCAGACATGAATTTGATTGATGTATAATTAGACTGAAAGTACTTCAAAATGAGGTGCTTTTTTCGTACCCAAAAATAAGGAGGGCTTATGGGACTACTTGATTCACTTGGAAGAAAAAGGGCGAGAGACAAGCCTAAAAATAGTTATGAAGGTCAGGATTTCTCCTACCTCTTTGGTCGGACAACGAGTGGAGAGAATGTGGATGAGTTTAAGGCCATGCAGACGACGGCAGTCTATGCTTGTGTGCGTATCCTAGCAGAAGCAGTTGCCTCTTTACCAATCCATGTCTATGAATTGACGAGCAATGGAAAAGAGAAAAAGATCGATCATCCTTTATATTTTCTGCTTCACGATGAACCCAATCCAGAGATGTCCTCCTTTATCTTTCGAGAGACGATTATGAGTCACTTGTTGATATGGGGAAATGCCTATGTACAGATTATCAGGGATAAGGCTGGACGAGTGATTAGTCTCTATCCACTCTTACCTGATAAGATGTCTATCCACCGTGATGGTAGTGGGAAACTATACTACAAATACCAACGACAGACTGAGGAGAATCCCAACTTCAAAGACAAAGGAACGGTCCTATTGAAGCAGGAGAATATTCTTCATGTGCCTGGACTTGGCTTTGATGGCTTGATTGGTTACTCACCGGTTGCCATGGTAAAGAATGCGATTGGGATGACGCTAGCGACCGAAAACTATGGGGCAGCCTTCTTCAAAAATGGCGCTAACCCAGGTGGTGTTTTAGAACACCCCGGGATTTTGAAAGACCCTAAACGAGTCCGTGATTCTTGGAATGCCGTCTATAATGGGGCGACCAACGCCCATAAGGTAGCTGTCCTTGAAGAAGGGATGAAGTATACCCAAGTTGGGATTCCACCAGAAGAAGCTCAGTTTTTGCAGACACGGAAGTTTCAGATTAACGAAATTGCACGGCTTTACCGGATTCCGCCACATATGGTTGGGGACTTGGAGAAGTCGTCTTTTTCAAATATCGAACAACAATCTCTTGAATTTGTGAAATATACTTTAGATCCTTGGGTAGTTCGTTTAGAGCAGGCCTTCAAGAGGTCTCTTTTTTTACCCGAAGAAAAGAAACGCTACCTTATCAAGTTCAATGTAGACGGTTTACTTCGTGGCGATTACCAAAGCCGTATGAATGGTTATGCCATCGCACGACAAAACGGCTGGCTCTCGACTAACGACATCCGTGAGTTGGAAGACTTGAACTTGTTGTCTGACGAAGAAGGCGGAAATCTCTACTTGATTAACGGCAACATGACCAAATTAAAAGATGCTGGTGGTTTCATGAAGCAACCGACAGAAACAGAGTCAGCTGAAGATCCACCAGAGGAGGAAGAAGATGCGTAAATTTTGGAATTTTACTGACCAAGGAGATGTCCGCACCCTTCGGATTGAAGGACAGATTGCGGACGAGACTTGGTTTGGGGATGAAGTCACCCCACAGCTTTTTAAGAATGATTTGTCAGCAGGAACAGGCGATATCACCCTCTGGATCAATAGTCCAGGGGGTGATGTGTTTGCGGCCGCTCAAATCTATAACATGCTTATGGATTACAAAGGCGATGTCCATGTCATCATTGATGGCCTAGCCGCCAGTGCTGCTAGTGTCATTGCCATGGCGGGAACGACTGTTTCCATGAGTCCAGTTGCCATGATGATGATTCATAACCCATGGACGTTTGCACAAGGTGAAGCTAAAGATATGGCCAAGGTCATTGAGATGCTTGGCGAAATCAAAGAGTCCATTATTAATGCTTATGAGATTAAAACTGGACTTTCCAGAACCAAGATTTCCCATCTCATGGACTCAGAGTCTTGGTTCAATGCCAAGAAAGCTGTGGAGCTTGGTTTTGCGGATAAGGTGCTCTTTGAAAAAGAGGAGACACCTGAGCAGGATCATCAAAATAGCTACACCTTTAGCAGAGTGACTGCTTCTCATGATTTGGTGGTGAAACTACAAGCGAGCCTTCAACCGCCTAAACCACAGAAAACGATCCCCTTCAATCAGTTGGAAAAACGATTGAACCTATTGAAATAAAAGGAGCATACCTATGTCTAAATTACTTGAATTGAAAGAAAAACGTAACGCTGCTTGGGCTCAAGCGAAAGCCTTTCTGGATACTGTTCGCTCTGAAGACGGCTTGGTATCGGATGAAGATGCCAAACGTTATGAGGAAATGGAAGCCAAAATTGAGCTTTACAATAAGGAAATTGCTCGCTTGGAGCGCCAAGAAAAGATTGACCTTGAGCTGGCGCAACCAACTTCTCAAGCTCTAACGACGCAACCGACAGTCATTGTCGATAACCAAAAAGAAGATGAAAAAAAAGGTGTGGCATCAGACATCTACACACAAACTTTCTGGACCAGTATCCGTAAGCGACACTTCTATGACGTGAAGGATGTTCTTCGTGTCGGTGAAGATACAGAAGGCGGACATCTTGTCCCTGATGAGTACGAGAAGAAATTGGTTCAAGGTCTTCAGGAAGAAAACTTTTTCCGTAGTCTCGCGACTGTTATTAAAACCTCTAGTGGTGAGCGTAAAATTCCAGTTGTAACTGGTCACGGTTCAGCCTCTTGGATGGACGAGAATGGACTCTATCCAGAGACGGATGAGACTTTTGGTCAAGTGACGCTTGATTCGCATAAGATTGGGACAGCAATCCGTATCTCTGAAGAATTGCTCAACGACTCAGTCTTTGATCTTGAGTCTTACATGACTTCTGAGTTTGCACGTCGTATTGGTACGGAGGAAGAAAAATCATTCTTGGTGGGTGACGGTTCTAAAAAGCCAACTGGTATTTTCACACAAGCAGATGTAGAAGGACCAACGACATCAACCAAAGACATCACCTTTGATGACATGATTGAGCTCTACCATTCCCTTCCAGCCCCATACCGTAAGAATGCAGTATGGGTTCTACATGATACTACTGTCAAAGCTATCCGCAAGCTAAAGGACAATAACGGTAATTACATTTGGCAACCGTCTACACAGGCTGGTCAACCTGATTTAATTCTCAACCGTCCGTACTACACATCAACCTTTGCGCCACTTCCAGAAGCTGGCAACAAAGCTATTGCCTTTGGTGATTTCTCCTATTACTGGATTGCGGATCGTCAAGGTCGCACCTTCAAACGCCTCAATGAGCTTTATGCTAACAATGGTCAGATTGGATTTCTCGCAAGCCAACGTGTGGATGGGAAACTCGTTCTCCCAGAAGCTGTTAAGGTACTGACTGTCAAAGGTAAGGCTGTATGATGAGCCTTGAAGAAGTCAAACTCTATCTCAAGGTGGAAAATGATGAAGAAGACTTTCTTATCGAGCAACTAATGACAAGTAGCAGGCAGCTTTGTTTGGACATCATTCGTGAGACATCCACTTCAGAAGTTCTTAAGACGGCAATCCTCTACGGGGTTGCCTATCTTTATGAACACCGTGAAGAAGCCAGTCATAAGGAGTTGAAGGAAACCCTCTATCATTTGCTTTTAGCTGACAGAAAGGAGGTGTTCTGATGAAGATTACCCCTTTACGAGAACAGCTGGTCTTTCAAGAAAAGCGACTCAGACAGGATGACATCGGAAATGAGGCAGCAATCTGGGACGACCTCTTTATGCGTTGGTGTTCATGTCGCCCTATGGCTTTAACGGAAAGTGATGGGAGTGCGACCAAGATCGTTCATAACAAGGTGCAGTTTACCCTGCGTTATGACAAGAAGGTTCTTGCTCTTAATTCTTTAACGACTCGGATTTATTTTCGTGACCAGTATTACGCAATTGAGTCCCTTGATGGCGATACTGTGCCAAGACGTTTAATTTATGTTGTTGCGACCAAGGAGGAAATCTATGACTAAGATTGGACTTGATGATTTAGCTTCTGTCATCGAAAAGGAGCTGACGACTTATGCCAAAGAGACCACAGACACCATGCGTGAGGTGGTTGAGGAAGTGACAGACGATGCCGTTGAAACCTTAAAAGTCACTTCCCCAAAACGTCGTGGAAAATATGCTAAAGGGTGGACGAGTAAGGCAACGACTGACACCAATACGGCTCTGACCAAAACCATTCACAACCGAACGCCAGGGCTCACACATCTGCTTGAAGATGGGCATGCCAAACAAAATGGTGGTCGGGTTGAAGGAAGAAAGCACATCTCACCTGTAGAGAAAAAGGCGATTCAGTCGTTTGAAGACAAATTGCGACAGAAACTGTGAGGTGGCTTATGAGATTTGAAGAGCTTTTTCCTGTTCTAAAAAAGACCAAACTCCCCGTAGCCTATCACCATTTTGAGGAAGGTCACAGTCCAAGTCCGCCCTTTATGGTCTATCTGGTTACGGATTCAGACAATCTTGGTGCAGACAACTGGGCTTATCACAAAACTATCAACCTACAGATTGAGCTTTACACGACTAAGAAAGATTTAGCAACAGAAAAAACGGTGGAATCCCTTCTTGATGCCCACCGTCTTCATTTTGACAAGGTAGAGATTTACATCGCTAATGAGAAACTTTACCAAACCATTTATTCCATCACACTATTAGGAGGATAACCATGGCAGAAAAAAACAAGGTCACCTTTGGCCTACAAGATGTCCACTGGGCAGAAGTCACCAATGAGAGAGCTGACGGAGCTTTGACTTATGGCACTGTCGAGCGTCTTCGGGGTGCTGCAGAACTAACCCTTGAACCCACTGGAGACAAGGGATCTTACAAGGCAGACAACATCAACTTTTACACGACAGAATCTAATGACGGCTATGAGGGAACACTGAAAGTTGCCCTCTTGTCACAGGAGTTTCTGACTCGTGTTCTGGGTGAGAAACTAGATGCGACAACCAATACCATTTCAGAGATTGCGAATAGCGAGAAGAAAAACTTCGCCCTCATGTTTCGATTTGAAGGAGACAAGAAAGAGACGCTTCATGTCCTTTATTACTGTTACGCTTCACGCCCAACTGTAGGATCTAAAACCAAGTCAGGCTCTGATATCAATGAGGTGGAGTTGACCTTTACGGCAAGTCCACGCCCACTTGATAAGATTGTTCGCCGCAGAACGACTGAAGAAACCAGTGATGAGATTCGTGAGAACTGGTTTAAGTCTGTCTTTGAACCAACTACTTAAAGGAGGAGACCATGCGACAAAATATCACGATTGCTGGAAAAACCTATCCCTTGGCTACGAATGCCTATACCCCGATTGCTTATAAGGAGCAATTTGGAAAAGATTATTTCCAAGAACTCTTTAATATGTTGAGTGCGGAATCCATTATGGCTCAACTTGAGCAATTGGACGAAGGGGAAGAGTTAAAAGCTAGTCAGATTGACTTGTCTATTTTGTCTGATTTCGACATAACTTTTTTCCACCGTCTTTTTTGGGTCTTTGCCAAGTCTGCCAATCCTCGGATCAAACCTTTCGAGGATTTCTTTATGTCGATGGAGGAGTTCCCACTTCAAGAAGTTGGACCAGTCTTGATGTCCATGCTTAACCAAGGGATGACCACCAGAAAAAAGCAGATAACTCAGAATCAGCGAGCGAGGAAGTCTTCACGGTAGAAAGCTACCTCTCTTGTTGTAAGGAGACAGGTCTTTCCATTGATGACTTAAAGCACATCTCGATTGGTATGGCACTGGATTATCAGACGGATTATGTAGATCTTCGAAGCAGAGATGAGACTGGTGTTCGCAAAGCTACCCAAGCAGACTTTGACAATTTTTGATAGGAACTGAACACGGGCTAAAAGCTGTGTAAAAAAGAGAGATGGACTTTAGTGCAAGCACCATTCTTCCATCTCCTATTTTTACTTTGCTTTTTACGCCCTTAGTATCTTGATGGAGGGAGGAGTGACGATGGCAGGAAACATTAAGGGGATTACTATTGAGATTGGTGGGGATACCCAACCTCTACAAAATGCCTTAAAGGGTGTGAACAAACAGGCTTCTGAAGCCACCAAAGAACTGCGTCAGATTGACAAGGTACTCAAGTTTGACACTGGCAATGTCACTCTGTTGCCCCAAAAGCAGGAAGTCTTAGCCAAACAAGTTGAGACGACTAAAGAAAAGTTAGCCACACTTCGCCAAGCTCAGGCTCAAGTCGAAGCTCAATTTAAGGCAGGAAACATCGGTGCAGACCAGTACCGTGCCTTTCAGCGTGAGGTGGAGAGCACTCAAACAGTCTTAAAGAGCTATGAATCAAAACTAGAAAGTGTTAACAAGGCTCTCTCTGAAAACGGAGCGCAGGTTGAAACCAATCAATCGAAGCTCAATCGTCTCCAAAATGAGCAGGCACAGTTAGTATCAGAGAGTGAAAAACTCAATAGTTCCTTCAAGCTACAAGAATCCGCATTAGGATCCACCGCAAGTGAGGCTGATAAGTTAGCACTTGCTCAACAGAAGGTCGCTTCTCATTCAGAAATCCTTGAGAAACAGATTCATAATCTGGAACAACAACTCTCTTTGACTAAGAGCGAATATGGGGAGAATTCCGTTGAAGCTAATAAGCTTGAGAAAACTCTTAATGAGACAAAGACAGCTTACAACAATCTCCAAAATGAAATGGAGGAGTTAGCCTCTAGTTCTGCAAGTTCCAAGGCTTCTTTAGAAGAAACAAATAGCCTCTTAAAGGCTGACCTTCTCATGGAATTTGGTGACCAACTGGGAGAGTTGTCACAGAAGTTGATTGACTTCGGTCAACAATCCTTGGATGCTTTTCTAGAAGTTGATGAGGGTATGGATATCATCGTTACCAAGACTGGGGCGACAGGCTCTGCCCTTGAGGAGATGACAGATATTGCCAAAACCCTAGCCACTGAACTGCCCACAGATTTTAACACGGCAGGCAGTGCCGTAGGGGAGTTGAATACGCAATTTGGCTTAACAGGAGATGCCCTGAAATCTGCCTCTACCCAGTTGATACAATTCTCTGAAATCAATGGGAGTGATGTGACGAGTTCAGCCATTTCAGCCAAACAAGCGATTGAAGCCTATGGGCTTGAAGCGACTGATTTATCAAGTGTCTTAGACACGGTTACGTATACCAGTCAGGCGACAGGTGTTGGTGTCCAAGAGTTGATGGATAAGGCAGTCGCTGGAGCACCACAAATCAAAGCTCTAGGCCTTTCCTTTGATGAGGGTGTTACCTTGATGGGACAGTTTGAAAAAGCAGGGGTTGATTCTTCTGCAGCACTTTCTTCTCTCTCAAAGGCAGCTGTCAAGTATGCGGGTGATGGGTTAACGCTTCAAGAAGGGCTTGCTGGAACCATTGAACAAATCAAGACCTCTACCAGTGAAACAGAGGCACTTTCTCTTGCCTCAGAAATCTTTGGCAGCAAAGCAGCGCCACGTATGGTTGATGCCATCAAGCGTGGAGCTTTGTCTTTTGAAGATTTAGCTGGAACAGCTGATAAGGCAGCTGGGATTGTCACTCAGACCTATAAGGGGACGCTTGATCCTATTGATCAGTTTACAACTGCTCAAAACACGGCGAAGTTAGCGATGGCTGAAATGGGAGACGCTATTGCCGCAACCCTAGCACCTATCTTAGAGGTGCTTGCCAGTTTGCTTCAAGCTATTGCCACATGGTTTTCTGATCTATCAGAGCCAGTCAAGCAGTTTATTGTCATTGTCGGAAGTTTAGTCGCAGCCCTTGGTTTAGTCTTACCGATTTTTATTGCCCTGCAAGCGGCCGCTATGGCAATGGGAACCACTATCATGGGGATGATAACTGCAGCAGCTCCAATTGTAGGAATTATTCTTGGTGTTATTGCCGCTATTGCCTTACTGGTTGTTGGGATTCAACAACTTTGGCAACATCACGAAGGCTTTCGGACAGCTGTGACAGAAACCTGGAATGCCATCTATGCCTTTTTATCTGCCATTATCCAACAGATATCAAGCTTTGTTATGTTGATATGGGGAACCTTGACTACTTGGTGGACAGAGAACCAACAATTGATTCTTAATGCCGCAAACACCATGTGGACAGCCATTTCGACCGTCATTCAAACCATCATGACTATTCTTGGTCCCTACCTTCAAGCCAGTTGGGAGAATATCAAACTAATTATCACAACTGCTTGGGACATCATTAAATTGGTTGTAGAAACAGCCATTAATGTTGTCTTAGGCATTATCAAGGCAGTCATGCAGATTATCACGGGTGATTGGTCAGGTGCCTGGGAAACCATCAAGCAGATCGTCTCTACCGTTTGGGAAGCCATCAAGTCACTGATTTCGATTGTTCTAACTGTCATTGCGCAATTCATTTCCAATTCCTGGAATGGGATCAAAGGCACCATGACAAACTTACTTAATAGTATCAAATCTGTCGTTAGTAATGTCTGGAATGGCATCAAATCCACGATTAGTTCCATTCTATCGAGTATTGGTTCAACGGTATCTTCTATCTGGAATGGGATGAAAGCAACCATCTCAGGTGTCCTAAGTGGTATTTCAAACACAGTGACCTCTGTCTGGAATGGGGTCAAAGCGACCATCACAAATGCCATCAATGGGGCAAAAAATGCGGTTTCTTCAGCCATCAATGCCATAAAGAACCTCTTTAAATTTAAGATTAAGTGGCCACATATTCCTCTGCCACACTTCAGTGTATCAGGTTCTGCGAATCCCCTTGATTGGTTGAAGGGAGGTTTACCTAAGATTTCCATTCAGTGGTACGCAAAGGGTGGGATTCTCACCAAGCCAACGGCATTTGGTATGACAGGCAATAGCCTGATGGTTGGTGGAGAAGCAGGGCGTGAAGCTGTCTTGCCCCTTAACAACCAAACCCTTGGTAGTATCGGTCGCAGCATCGCTGCCACTATACCGAATAAGGGAACAACCATCACAGTCAATATCACAGATGTTGTCATTCGTGAAGAAGCGGATATGAAAAAACTAGCCGATTATGTGGCTGGTCGATTAGCTGATGAAATGGCACGACAAGCCTTACTGAGAGGAGGAAGGGTGTGATTAAACATAATGAATTGGTACTGAATGGAAAAGGCACTTCGTCTTTTCCTTTTAAAGTTCTTGTGGAAGATAGGCCGAGCATTCAAGTGCCACGGTCTAAAACGCAACTCTTAGACCATCGTGGGTTGAGTGGGGCGATTGTTCAAACCAATAAACATCGTGATGCGATTGAGAAACCTTACCGCATGTATCTGATTGGTGCGAGTGAGAAAGAGGTCAATGAGTTCTCAGCTTATCTCATGCAGGAAGGATTTTGGCTAGAAAGTGAACGCCTTAAGCTCACCAGGCTCTGGTGTTACCGAACGGATAGCTTTGACATCAAGCAGGATGACCACGATGTGTATGTGACTGACGTGGTTTTTATCTGTCACCCCACTCGCTTTTTTAAGAGTGTGGATAGGCAAGTTTTGAGTGCCAATGGTGTGCTAAAAACGCAAGGCTCTGCCCTTGCCTTTCCTACCATTACCATCACTGGTCAATCCGTATCAGAGACTTCGTTTACAGTAGGTGACCAAGTGGTCCGCATTGAGAAATTTACAGAGCCTCTTGTTATGGTTAATCACCCAGACCGTCCTAGTTTTAAGACCTTATCAGGGAAAGCTGTTAAATGGTCTGGTGATTTTATCACGATTGATGCTAGTCATTCAACGCAATCTGTCGGAGTGATTTTAGGCAGTGGGATATTATCGCTTACCTTTGAGACGAATTGGGGGTGGGTGTGATGCTTTACCTTCTTGATGGTCAAACGAAGACAGCGAAGTGGAACGGCCAGCCCCTCTTTGAAACAGTGAGTGCGACGGTAGAAGAGGAGCTGAATGGCACCTTTCAGCTACGTTTAACTTATCCGATTACTGATTCAGGTGTTCATGAAATCCTTAGAGCAGACGAGTTGATTTTGTGTCCAACTCCTGATTTGGGAAAGCAGCTCTTTCGTATTAAGCAGGCAAAGATTCAAGACGATATGGTAGAGCTTGAGTGTTATCACATTTCTGATGATGTGATGAAACGTCAGATTAAGCCTTTTTCTGCGACTAATACCACCTGCCAATCAGCCCTTATGAGGTTGGTTGAGGCTTGTCCATCTGATTTAGGGCTTTTTAGCTTTGATAGTGATGTGACGGAGCGTCATACCTATGTCTCTGATGAAAACTTGACACTTTATCAAGCTCTGATGGATGGAAAGCACTCACTTCTTGGAACGTGGGAAGGTGAGCTCGTCCGTGATAACTTTCAGTTGATGGTTAAGAAGTACCGTGGCATAGATAAGGGCGTCATTCTCACAAGCCATCATAATCTGAAAACCTTTGAGGATAAGGGTGATTCTGAGAAGGTCATTACGCGCATCTATGCGACCTCAACCTTTCAGGTAGAAGGTAGTGATGAGGATACTGTGCTTTCAGTCGTTGTGGAAAGTCCCCTCATTAACCAATACCCTTATGTCCATGAAGCACGGTATGAGAATAACACGCTTCAGACAGAGGAAGAGTTGCGCCAATGGGCGATGGCTAAGTTCACGCATGAGCACATCGATAGCATCTCCAGACAGATAACCGTTGAAGCTTATCAGCTAGATGGTCAGGAAGTCCATCTGGGAGATACGGTTACTCTTAAAAGTCAAAAGCACAAGGTAGATGTCAGAAAAAAGGCAGTAGGTTATACCTTTGATGCCCTAGAAGAAGTGTACCTTTCAGTGACCTTCGACGATGAGGTTAGCTTTACGACCTCTGGATTATCTGGGACCCATTCGCTAACCAGTGCGGCAAAGACCATTCTTAATGTCAATCAATCGGTTACAGAACACCGTGCGTCTAAGGAGCGAGCCAATTTTAACAAGGTCTTTGACAGGCAATTTGAACGCCTTCAAACCGAAGTTGAAGATGGCATAGCTATTGCCAAAGCAGAAGGCGAGCGTTCTGGGAAGAAAGCTGCACTTGATTATCTGGCAACGGACGCCCTTGAAGCACGGGTCGCAGCCCTTCAAAAAGCGACGATTGATGAGTTGACCGTCTCTAGTTCAGCATGGATGACAAGGCTTGTCTCCCAACAAATTCTATCCGAGTATGCGAAGAGTTTAGAGGTTGAAGCTGATAGGGTCGTTATTCCAGGTCAACATACCCCTGTCTTTAGTTTGGATAGGGATGGGAATCTTTCCATTGATACGCCACTCCTAAAGGTGAGAGGGGAAAGTCTAGCGACAACAGCTGACCTTAAAACCATCTCATTAACCCCTGGACCAAAGGGAGAGGCTGGAGAAGATGGGGTGGGCATTCAGTCAAGGGAGCAGTATTATTTAGTGTCTGCACAAAAGACTGGTCTTACAACAACAAGCTCTGGTTGGAGCAAAACTATTCCCTCTCTCACCTCAGCGCTTAAGTACCTGTGGAACTATGAAAAAACCACGTTTACCAATGGCTCAACGACGGTAACAACGCCAATTGTCATCGGAGTTTATGGGGATAAGGGTGTGGATGGAAAGGCTGGTAAGGACGGAAAGACTCTATACACTTGGCGCATGTACGCAGATAGTGACAAGGGAGAAGGCCTCTCTGCCATCCCAACAGGCAAACGCTACCTTGGACTAGCCGTCAATAGGGAGAGTGCAACGTCTTCAACTAACCCTAGTGACTATACTTGGTCATCCTTTTTTGAGGGGACAGAACTGGGTGGCCGTAATTACATTGACGATTACGCCATGAAGGCTGCGACCTTTTCATCAGTAACCTCTGAGTGGAAAAAGGAGGTGGTTGAGGATACGAGCTCTGTCAGTGGCGTGACTGTGAAGATGACCTGTACCAAAGCAGGAACTGGTGGCTTTCATCGGAACTTCTATGATTTACGAAATCGAATCGGTGCTAACAAGACCTTTAGTGTTGACCTCAAGGCGAGTAAGGCGGTCAGCCTCACCATCGGTAATGAACTAGGCGGGACTAAGGTTGTTCAAGTCAGTCCTAGCTGGCAGCGGTATTCGGTGTCGTGGAAGGTTGGTAGTGCCCAGAATCATTCCTATGTCTTTTACCTGAAGTCAGGAACGTGGGCGGTGGGGGATGTGGTTTATCTTCGAAATGTTCAACTGGAAGATGGCAACGTTGCTTCAGCTCCAGGACCATCTCTGAATGACCTCATCGCACAGATTGATGCCAAGGC